TCATGATCCGTTTTTGTTCTGTTCCCGAAGGCTTTGAGCCTCCTTCGCCAGGCGCTTTTGGCTCGCGCCTTTCGAATATTTCTGGACCATGGAAAGGCTTTTGTGGCCGGTGATGGCCGCGATCTGCTGATCAGTGCAACCAGCCTCAGCCAATTCACCAGCGGCGCTGTAACGCAGCCCGTGCAGTGAATATTCGGTGAGCCCGGCAGCTTTCCGAACCGCCATTACCTTCTTTTGAATTTGGTCATAGTTCAGCGCCCGGCCGAACTCATCGGCTAAGATATAGCGCAGGCTGGTTCGCTTGGTTGCTGCTAGGACGGCGGCAAGGTGTGTCGTGAAGGGGATCCAGAGGCGGGCTTTCGTTTTGCCTTGGGTGACCCAGACCCCGCCATCCTCGACATGTTCCCATTCCATGCGGGTCAGATCCGAGGCGCGCTGACCGGTGCCGAGGGCCAGCTCGAAAATCAACAGGGCCAGCCCGTCCGCATTCTTGCGATAGGCGGCGACCGCAGAGGCGGGCCAGGGCTTGTGGCCTTCGCCTGTCTTTATCTTCGGAATCCCCTTAGCCGGGTTGTCGCGCTGCCAGTCCAAGTCAATCGAATGCTCGAACAGGATAGAGAGCATGTGGGGAATGTAGTTGGCAAAGCGGGCCCGATGACGGTTTGCCATCTGCGCTTCGATGATGGTGGAGCGGCGCATCTTTGTCGGGTCTTTGCCGCCCAGCTTGTCGGAAAGGTATTCCAGAACTTTCGAATAGTCGGCTTTGGTACGCGGGGCCAGGCGGTCCCATTTGGGCGACTGCTTGTAGCTCCTGATCAGCTTCTCGAAGGTGAACCGCTGCGACAGCGCGCCACCGCCGCGCATCAGCCGCCAGTATTCCCGATCATACTCCTCGCTGTTGGGATCGTCGGGCAGGCGCACATAGCGGCCGTCCTTGCGGAAGTACTGGTACAACCGCCCCTTGACCATTTTGGCTGTAGTGAATTTCTTCTTCACCATTTCACATCCTCGAAGCCGTCGACGAAATCGCCGCGCAAAATCGCTCGCAGCTCCTCAGCGTCCCAGCGCTCATAGGGGCCAACTTTACGCGGCCGCGGCAATACACCTTGAGCGACGAGCTCGCGGAACTCCGCAGGCTTCATATCAAGAAGCTGCGCCGCGCCTTTCTCTGCCACAGCAATAGGTGTCATGCGGCCCATGATTGGTCTCCGGGAATTCTGGGGATGGTCGAACAGTTGTTGCTGCAATCCAGCGGCTAAACAGGCCGGGCGCGGCTGATGAGTGAGTGGCGGCTGCCGCGCCCGGGAGTGCGGGTGCCAGCCCGCGGGTGTTCTAAGGTTACTATAGCGTGTGTTGAGGCGCGGGCGGCAGGAATTTGGAGGATTGCACCGCCCGCGCAGGTCCGCGCCTAAGTTCAAAGGCGCGAAACTGGAAATCAAAGGGCGCGCCAATCCTCCACCGCGCGCCGCTTTTCAAATCAGGCTGCCTGGTGGGGCTGATAGCCCTTAGCCGTCATGATTTCCCGGGTCTTCTGCGAAATGCGGTCAAGCGTTTGCGCTGTGGGTTCCGGCGCTGGTGCCGGGTGATCGATCAGATGCTGGGGGCGCAAACGGGCGGGGTCGAACCTCTGGCCGCGTGCGGCCTTCAGCAATGCCCAAGCGACGGTAAAGGCTGCAGGGTCTTCCAGGTAATCTTCAGGAGATCCGGCAATGCGCTGGGCGGCTTTGGTAATGGCTTTCATTCAATCCTCCATCGGTTGATGAGGAGAGTTGTAGTCCGAAAAAAGCGTACCAGTCAATCACGAAGTTCAAAAATATCGGACTTATGGTTTCGACCCCTTGCAAGTGTGCGTGGAAAAATGAGAACAGAAGGGGAACATTTGAGAATCGAGAGAGAATGGTCGTATGGATTGCAGCTCGCTTGAGGCGAGCTGGACTGGACTTAAACTGGGTGTTCGATCCGGTTGGAGCTATTCGCTTTGCAAGGCAGCGAAGAGGCGATCCTGAACGTCTTGAGGGAGTTGCGCAAAATCGCCGTGTAAGATGAAGTTAAAGTCTATGCGGTGCTGTCGATAATAATAGCGCATAGTCTTCAGTCCGGGAGCGCCTCGACTCTCTTGTGAGTGGAAGGTCGTTTTCTTCAGGCCGAGTTCCTTGGCTACATCGAGTTGCTGCATGCCTATCGATTTTCGAGCTGCCAAAAGGCGGGTTCGAATTGCGTCCGGGCTAATATCGCCGGTCTGTGCCAGGCGTTCTTTTGCATCGATGTCCATATTTTCTGCCTAACTCAAATCCGAATAAAGTGAACTTTCTGACTGTCGGATCTTGCGGGTTCAAATTTTTCGGACTAACGCTATGGCATGACGATACGTGATTTGATCCAAGCTCTGGGCGGCTACCGATCCGTAGCGAAACGCCTGGGTAAGAAGCCAACAACGGTACACACGCATATGCAGGCCGGGGCTCTGCCCGCGGCTTGGTACGATGCGATTTGTATTCTGGCGCGTGAAAAAGGCGCCGTGGAACCATCGCGTTCCCTTTTCTCCTTTCTTTCGGTCGAGAAGGAAGGCAGCGACACTGGAGGGGCTGAATGAACCGGCCCCGCCTGACCCTGATTGTGAACAACGATGTGCCATGCCGTGAGCGTGGAGCACCCATAGGTCAAAAGTCTTGGTCAAATAAGTTTGACCCCTATGCGCTTAAGGTCGGGGCACCTGATCTTTGGTCTGCCTATTTTCGTGCGCGCTACAGCAGCCCGCGCGAAGTCGCTTTGTTCTGCGATGTGAGCTTTCAGACCGCGTTGAACTGGTGGGGTGCTGTGACGGCCCCGGCCAGCCACATCGCCTTGCTGGTCATGCTGACCGATCCAGACGCGCCAGAGTTTTTCGGCCAAGCGATGGGGCAGGCGGCATGACGGAGACGAAGGACAAGACGTGGATGTACTTCGGATCAGTACCGCCGTTTTCCGTGCACCCTGCGTTGAATGGACCCGCGCGGTTCAAACTGAAAACTCCCATGACTTGGCGTGGCACGGCATTCTTTAACGTACTGGTTGCCCTGCAGGACGGTTTTAACCCCCGCATCATGACAGCTGGGGCAAAGGTGGTGGACTGGCTCTACGCCCTCAGCCGAGCGGTAGACAACGGACCCGCAGGGGGTATTCCAAAGTTCGTAGCCTGCAAACTTTTCCTGGCGGCGTTTAAGCTCGATCATCTCGTCGCGAAGATCTCCTATCGTCTCACGAAGCGTTATATTCGCCTCGCGCGCACTCATTATCTGTTCTCGCAAGCCAGTGATGGTTTCTCGGACCTCTTCCATTGGCGGCGCCTCCGGCGACTTAAACAGCGCCTTGAGTCTATCAACGGCTCCTACCGCCGTATTGAGCGTCGTGGCCCCTTGCTTTGCGATGTCTATTGCCTGCTTCGCGGTGTCTACGTCGAAATCCATCAAGTAGCTGTCCTGTCAAAAGAAAACTCAAAATTCCGCCAGCAAGATGCTGCGGCCAAGGCCGGAAGGCAAGGAGAAGTCCCGGGATGCAGCGGGGCCAAGAAACATAGAGCAGAGGGAACACGGCATGAGTAACCATGTGACGTCACTGCTGCGGCGCAGGCGGTTGGGCGTTGGCCTGACTGGCAAAGCTCTGATCCTGCTTATGGGCGATCTCGCAAGCGACGATGGCTCGGGCATCTGGGCGTCTAAGCCCACGATGGCGAGCGAGCTTGAGACGTCAGAGCGCACGGTTCAGCGCACCATAAAGGACCTGATCGACGCCGGATTTGTGTCCGAAGTCGGTAAGCGAAAACACCGTAACGGCTACACCTATGAATACCGGATCATCGTTGAGCGTATCGAGCGGTGTGAAGATCTTCGCAATTCACCCCCGACACAGCGTCACCCCTCGACACAGGATGTAGGGAGCAAGGCACAACATCTAGCCCCCGACACAGTGTCACCCCTGACAGAGTGTCACCCAACCCCCGACAGTGTGTCAGGGGAACCCCCGACAGAGTGTCACCCAAACCAAAATAAACCAAATAGAACCTATTGCGCGGCTGAAGCCACGCACAAATCGGATTTTGATTTTGACGGGTTCTTTGGTGAGTTCGTCTCTGCCTATCCCCGGATGGGCGACCCCGAGGCGACAGAGGAATCGCTGAGAGAGGCGCTGGGCGCTGGTGTGGACCCGCAGGCGATCCTGGCCGGTGCACGGGCCTATGCCGTCGAGCAGGTCGGGAACAAACCGCGCTTCATCAAGTATTCCGAGAACTGGATCGATGAGAAGCGCTGGCGCCAGCACGCAACCGCGCTGTTGCCGAGCCAGGATCCGCGCAAGGTGCTGGAAGCTCGGGCAGCGGATATCCGTTCGCAGAAGCCCTGGGCGCGCACCATCAAGCCCAGCCAGGCAGGTGAGTGCATCGCGGCCGGGTTGGTCACTGTGGCGGACTGCATCGCGGCGGGGATCCACGTATGAGCAGCCCGCACCTCACCGCGGAAGACTACGGCACCAAGTTCGGCAAAGTCATCGTGACCGTCGATCTGGAACGCGGCGATTGCATCATTATCGCCCCGGGCAGGGGGCTGGTCGGGCAGGAAGTGCCCAGTCGCAAGCGGTTCAACAGTCTCGACGAGATCGAGGGCGCCTACCGCATTCAGCTTCAGCTGGCACAAGCCGCGGGGAACAAACACCCGAACGCACAGGACATGGCCCGTGCCCTCAAGTTCGCAGGCCAACAACTAAAGCAACATCAGGAGGCAGTTTGATGACAGTGGAAATGACAGACAGCGAGAAGAGCGAAAACTATCGCGTTACCGAGGCTGAGTTGCGCCAGTTTATCGAGCGCTTCGAGCGCCTGGACGAAGAAAAGAAGACCATTGCAGAACAGCAGAAAGAGGTAATGGCAGAGGCCAAGGCCCGCGGCTACGACACAAAGGTCATGCGTAAGATCATCGCTCTGCGGAAGCGTGACAGCGACGATATCGCCGAGGAAGAGGCAGTCCTCGAAATGTACAAAGAAGCGCTGGGCATGTGAGGGCGTCATGACAGATAGGTTGACGGCCGAGCAGTACCGAAAGGCCCTGAAAGAAGATCAGACCCAGGACAAGCGCAGGGTACGGGGCACGCAGCGCACCACCACATCAGACGGCATTACCCATGACAGCAAAACAGAGGCCCAGCGCTGGGAAGAGTTGAAGGTGTTGCAATCGGCTGGGGAGATTTGCGGTTTGCGCCGCCAGGTAGATATTCCCCTGCACGGCCGGGACGGTCCCATTATGACCGATGGGGGGAAGCAACAGCGCGTCTACCGGGCAGACTTCACCTATGTCGACAAGCGGCTTGGCTGCGCGGTGATCGAGGACCGCAAGGGGCATGAAACCGATGTGTTCAAGCTTAAGCAGGCCATACTGCTTGCGCAGGGGATGGAGATCCTTGTCACCAAGGCGAAAGGGTGAGCCGTGGGTGCGCTCGAGGAGCTGAAAGCTGAGAACCAGCAGCTGCGCAAGCTCTTGAACCAGGCGCAGCGCGCTGGGCGTGCAGTGCCTTCCCGTCCAGCCCCGGCAGACGTAGCCCAGCAGCTCGAATTGCCAGATGTGGTGCGTTACCCATTGGCGGAATTTGCAGCTGGTAGGGGGCACAGGGTGCCGCTGCCGGAGAGCGTCGAGGAAATCGCCGAGGTGATCGGGCGGGAAAATGCGGTGCGGCTGGTGGAAGGCACCCGGCCGCGCGGGCGGCGCCGGTGGCGGCGGCAGCTGTATGTGCCGGCCGAAATGCCGGAGGGGCACCGGATCGCCACCCTGATCGGCCTGGAAGATGCCACCAAACTCAGTTTCAGCCATGCGAATTGCATCCTCGAGCTGCCGTCCTGCCATGGCCTGCGCAAGGCGTATCTGGCTGACTATGTGATGCGGCTTCAGGATCAGGGGGCCGACGAGGCCGAGATCGCCCGGGAAATCGGGGTTGAAAAGAAGACGGTGGCAAGCCTGGTGGATGAAGGGGAATATTGGCGGCCACGGCTGCAGGCGCCGGAATAGCGCCAGAGGGCAAGCAGAGGGCTGGCTGAGACAATCAGCCAGCCCTTTGACATTGCGGAGGCACGCATGCCCACCACCCCTTTCGACGAGCTTTCTGATTCCTGGGACGTTTCCAAGCGCCACACCGCCGCCGACGATCAGGATATCCTGCTGACCAATACCAGCGGATACGTCGCCTATTTCGAGATCACCACAACCGACGATCTGCCCGGAGTCCATGCGCGCAAAGCCCATCCGGTCCGGCCTGGCCGGTCTGTCCCGATGCAGCTGAAGTCGGGCGAGCGCCTTTGGTTCGCCGGTGAAAGCGCAAGCGCTAGCTTGCTGGTGCCCTAATGCATTTCGGCGGGCGCTTTCATGCAGGCCGGTTTGCAGGTTCGCGTTTGGCGGCCAATGGTCGCCTTGATGGCTGGGCGGGTGCCTCCTTCAGTCCGGCCGAGTTCTTCGCAGGTGGTGTGCAGGGTGCATGGCTTGAAGCTTCCGATCTGGCGACGTTGTTTCAGGATTGGGTCGGAACATCGCCCGCCGTATCCATCGGGGATCCGGTGAGGCTGGTGTTGGATAAATCGCAGGGGTTGGCGCGAGCGGCTGAGCTCTGGAACGACGAGGCGTCATACCTTACTGGATCCGGGTTCATCGACAATGGCAATGGAGGCTATACCCACACAGGAACATCTTCGGGCTCGGTCCGTGTCGCTGGCGTTTTCAATGAGGGTGGTTGGATTGAGGTTTCAGCCGTGATTTCAGGCGGCAGTTTCGCCGTACGTGTCGGCGACTCCGGTGGCTCATTCAACTACCATACAGCCTCCGCATCGGGCACTTTCTTTCTGAAAGTAGAGAGCTTGTCGTCGGACAATGATTTGCGGTTTGTCACCTCGGATGACGGTGCAACCATTTCAAACATCAGAGCAAGAGTGATCGCGGGAAATCACCTCACAGCGCCGTCAGACGCTGCCAGGCCGACGATTAAGGCGAATGGCAGGCTCACTGACGATGCGGGTGACGAAGCCCTGATCTTGCCAGTGGCTGGAATACATTCCGCCTATATCGCGGCAGGCGCGTTGCTGATTGCCGACGAGAACGTTGCAATGGCAGCAGACTATGACGTTCTGAGGGGTGACTTGATCGGGGTTGTTGTTTTGCCTGCCCCTCTGTCAATTGCCAAGAAACAGCAGCTTGCCGACTATTGGGGAGTAAGCTTGTGATCGCTTGTCGGCTCTTCGCTTGTGCAGCAGGTCGCGAGGGGTGCTAAGCGGCCATTGCGATGTCCGCCGGGAACGACGGACGGCGGGACATTCCAGCCATTCGCTGCAAGAGCAAAACCCTGTTCCTTGGCAGTGACAATCTGTCCTCGCCAAAGCCCGCTTTGCTGGCGCGCGGTCTGGCTGCTGGAGGTCCAGACACTTTGTAGTAGTTAGGTGGAAAACAGGAGGTCGCCGTATCCCCAAAGGACCGAGCCAAGTATGGCGGAAACAGTAATAAACCAGTTTACGACTTGGTTTACATCGTCGGCTGCTCCTGAAAGTGACCAATAGAATCCACCCGGAGCAACGTTTTTTCCTCGGGCAACTGCTCGCAGGCAATCGAGAGTTTCATTCGAGTTCCTAATGACAACTTCGCCAGCCCTGTAAAATGTCTCGTCCGAACCTTCGACTTTGTGCAATCTGTCGATTGGAAACCGTGTTGCAAGCCGATTCCATTCTTGGCCAGTCAAACGGATTTCTGCAATCAAGCTGGCACAGATCAAGATTGCTCCAGAAGCGGGTACTTTCCAATCAGTGAGGAGCGAAAAGAGGACCCAGCTATATCCAAGGATCATGGATATCCAGGCGCCCTTGGCGACCGCAAACCAGCTTTTTAACAATCCCATAGTAAGCTCATCATCCAAAGTTAGTGAAACATGTGTTGGAGTTCAGTACATCAACTTATAGTCGCATAGAAGGTAGGTGCGGTGTCTCAGAGCTCAGTACCTTCTATAGGCTCTCCGGCAAAGAGCTCATCATCAGGCATTCGAACGGCTGCAGCAGTGCCCGGAAAATCTACCGCTGATCTACAACGCAGTACTTCCTCAGCAGGAATGACCACAGCCTTTCGCCACAGCCCCAGGCAGCCGCACAACACGGTAGCCTCACAGAAGAGAAATTCGAATGCTCAGAAAGTGAGGCAAAATCGAAGTCGACGCTAACACACAATAATTTGCAGCAGCCAACGTTAACGTCCCTGCGAGGCTTCGGAAGCTAGAATACGATCGGGTAGCGCCAAATCCTACCAACCCCTTTTGAAGTCTCTTTACTATAGCGCCTCGGGAAAGGAAAGATAACGCTAGAAGCGGTATCAACAAGCTCACGAAGATAAAAAAGACCAAATCCAAGAGCCTGTGGTTTTGTAGCTAACGGACAGAGGTAGAAGTTTGTTATTCCACCGTTTCTCAGCTCTCTATGGTAAAGTTTTGAAGCGCTAGCTGCAACAAGGAACGGATCGTTCGCACTGCAAAACTGTTCGGTTCTGCCAGGAGGGTTTAACTCGTCTGTGTCCACACGATCTACGCGAATTAGGCTCTCTTGGTACATGTCGGCTGCCAAAGATGGCAAGCTCAAGAGTTGGAGCAGGCGAGCGCCCTCTTTAAAGCGAATAGCTTGCCCCATAAGCTGGTGATCATATCCGACACCTAGTAAGAGAACATCTTTGCTCGTGTCTGGAATATGGCTTCCTTCATACCCAGACACTTGACGCACATCTTGAATATCCTTCAGGGAAAAGCTTGTGTCGGCCCCCCGGGAATAACGCTCCGGTTCTGAATATAAGATGGTCAAAGATTTTGCTTTTTGGGTCTCAAAAAACTTCAGCAACATAAAAATATGCGGTCGCATAAAGCCCGTTATGTCGATGCAAATGTCCAAATTTGAAGGATCTGTGATTCCCGAGCTGTCAACTCCTTGGAGGATCAGTTCAGCTTCATTTTCTGGCAGCCCCTCGACTCTCTTGTCGGATGCGGGGATGACCCCCAAATCTACACCTGAATAATTGTACTCTGGCAAAATCCACCAGAATTTCTCCTTGGCCACCACTTCGTTAAAAACATATCTAACCCGCTCACTGTCATTAAAGGCGGAGATAAATACATCAATATTGTTCAAATCATCAAAGTTCGTTATTTTTTGCTTTGCATCAACCAAGTAAGCAAGTTCAGCACTTGAAATCACAGCAGAGTTCCTTGATTTGCATCAACTTTGAATATACCGCTCTCCAGCATTGGGTTGGTTCTTTTCTTGAACAGAACGCCAAGGTTTTCGCGCCTCTCCTCATCAAAGAGCGCGTTTGAGAAATCGTCATCCAGTTCAATGGTGCCACGACGTGCGTAAGACACGTCCCATTTGGGCGCCAACATTGGAACGAGCTGGTACTTGTAGCGTCGTTCTTCAGTGTTCTTGTCGCTACCTGAATGAGGGATGTGGATTAAGTAGGACCAGTTTTCTGCAGTTCTAAGCGTCTTTCGTGCGTTTTCAGTGAGCTCGCTTTCTCTAATACTAAAGGCAGACAAAGCGGGTTCAGAAGGTTTTGCGCTGTAGCGGACGGTCCTGAATAATCGAGCGATCGCCTCGACACTTAGCCTAACTGAAGCCGCATTAACTTCTGGCTGAGCATCCTCCCAAAACCATTGCGCACCATCCTTAATTCCATCTGTTTGTGATTCCTTGCTTATAACACCCCCTTCGAAAGGGTTTTCTCCTGCAAATGATGAGCGGCGGTAGATATGCTTGAGCAGCATTAAAAGGTTTCTGGGAATGCCCTGCGAGAGAGTAACGATCGTATCAAAACCACAATAGGCAACCGGCTGCCTTGCTTCCCGATATAGTTGGGCTAAGAGATCCGATTTGTAGTAGTCAAGCACACGAACGTGCTTCCCTCCCTTTGCTTTGTCACCAGATGTGTATGCTCTTGCACTTTCGGAAATTTCTTGTGCCGCGGCGATTGCGTCATTTGTCTCCCTCTTGGCACCTCTAAAAAATAGGAGCACACTAGCCTTTTCCACCAAGGGGTGATTCTCGCATTTCAGTCCTTCAATAATGTCATCAATTGCATTGGGTGTAATATTTGTTTTATTTGAAAGTGTGGACCGAAGTTTTTTAAAGTAAGGTCTCTCACGCCCCCCTTTGTCAGTCGATCCTAGTATTTTCAGGCACTCTGCAGCGTAATCGTTGGCTGGATCAACACTCTCAAATTCCTGCGAAAGATTTTGCTCTCTCTCAGTGGAACAATTGATTCCACTTTGATTCAAGCGCTTCGCTATAAGCTTTGTCGCAAAATTCCGATAAGCTGCCTCCCCGAGATCCCGCAGATGGTCATCAAGGTGTACTTCAACAAACTCCGATCCACGTTTAATCGGCTCTCCTTCGTTCATAGTGTCATTTGTAAGAATGCCATACAGTCTTGCTCCGACTTTGAACGTGACGTGGCCTTCGCGAAAGCGCATCAATGAATTGAAAAAGGTTTGTTGGAGCTCGCTAAAGTTTTCAACTTCATCTATCATGTAGCAAACTGTCGCACCCTTTATGTCTGGACAAGCTGAGCGGAAAGCTTCAGCCGTTCCGAAAATCAATCTCCCAGGAGAAAAGAGGATTTCCAGGTCTTCAAAGGTGTTTCTCAAAGCTGCATTGTTAGACCGATAGTCGACATCCTTGCGCAGCGCAGTTAGGTAGTCGGAGAATTCATCTATGTTTTGAAATTTTTCTGACACGTCGACATCAAAACATCCCCGAACTGAGGAGAGAAAAACCCCAGTGTCAAAAAACTGTTCTCCATCAACCTGATCTGAAAGTTGCTTCATCACCGCAAGAAAATGATGCACCAACCACATTTCGAAATAGTAGCCAAAAATACTTTGCCACTGTTCTCTCTCCAGCCTCTTTCCGAAAAATTTTTGTGCATTCAGAGCACCTGAATCCACATAAAGTCCGATGTAACCATCGCTCTTTATTGCGGAAACAAGATCTCCCTTGTACTTTCTCCGCCTTACTGAATGCGAACAATACCGGAGCAAGTGGGTTTTTCCACTTCCTTTGCCGCCCAACAAGCGCAAGGGCGTTGTTGATGTCGGTTCGAGAAGGCCGTTGACTAGTTCTTCATTGTCACCTTCAGCGTCCACATAGAGATCAAGGATTTCATCCGCGGTGAAGTGCGACGCCTTTGGGGTATCGAAGGGGTTTTGCATCATTGATCTAGTATCCGTACTTCCAGTGCCGTTGGAACGCAGGGTTCCAAGGAATTTTCGCTCCATGTTCAGGATGACCCCAGAATATCGGTAGCGTGTTGTCGGGTGTGTTATGCCCGAAGCCAAGGACAAGCTGGTTGTTGTCAAAGCCGCCTGGCAGCCCAGGCCAGAGCAGACTACCATAGTGCAAACATATTTGTCGCACGGTTTGAGGGCTGATGTCACTGGGATGATTTTTTAGGAATCTTGAACTCTCAGACAGAGCCCCAAATGTCTCGTCAAGCTCATAAATAGCACCAGAATTTCTTCCAAAGACAGTGTTTTCGCGTATAGCCTTCATCCCACCTTCGGTTCCAAACATGCAGTAGTAGTGGAAGCGGATGTTTCCATGCCCCGACATATCTATTATTTCTTCGAGTACGCTTTCAGAAAACTTCTTAGCGGTTTCACCAGAACCGCAAACGTCATCGATAAAAAAGTAGTCGGTTACGTTCGGAAAACGAATGGAGCGCGAGAATGCTCCACCCTCTGCACGCTCTGCCTTCACAATCTCCGAAGCGCCCATAAAGCGATCTTTTGACAAGGAGTTCTCTTGTCTAAAGAAGTAGAGTAGATGTGGGCCACTTTCTGATGGGTTTCCGATGCCTAATATTCTTGTTTGCTGTAGCAACCTATTGAATTCAGGTTCGATTGCATGCAAATCACGCGTATTTCCGAGTGCTTCCCGTGCACGCTGAACGAAAGGAACCACAATCATTTCTCGGTATAAGGCTTTAAGCAGCACCCTGACTTCACGACCTCCATAGTACATAAACTGGGAAAGCAAAAAAAGCGCGTGTAGTCTTTCGGTTTCCGGGCAGCAGCCCGATTTGCCATCAAAGTTGTCTAACCAACTTTGCACCTCCTTCCAACGAAGCTTATTCTCCCAAGATCGTGCGTTTAAAATTGTGATCCGGGATTTCAATGAACTAAAAGTATCTACAAGCTGGGCTGCTGGATGATCCTGATCGAACCCAAGCAGCTGGTCGATTTCGTCCAAAGAATTATGCCTTTTTAAAAACGGTGATTGTTTCGTGACTTATACTTGATGAAGTTGAGGCTCTCTTGGTTTGAAGACCTCTTGATACAATTTTGTCTCGTACTTCTAAAATTTTGACCCCTCCAGCATCTTCGAACAACTTTGCTGTAAAATTCGCTGTCGGGAAGTGTCGCCCGCAGATGGTATTGTCGGCCATTATCACGACTGCGTATCCGCCACCCTTTAAAGCCTTCATAATGTTTTCTGCAGCCTCCTTCATTTCTCGAAGAAAGACAGATGCTATGGCAGCGCGGGTTTGGTTGCTCTCGGAAATGGATCTGATGATTTTATCGGCTTCATCAATGGATGTTGGCTTGAGCTTCAGTGTCTCGGTTTTAGGAAGGTGTTCTCTACCCAATGTTTGATTTTCGATGGATTTCAATTGGGTAGACTTGACTTGGTCCAACCAACCCAGCGATAAGCTCGTGGCACGGACATATTTTTGCGCCCCAGCATAAGGTGGTGAGGTGATAACCATGTCAACTTCGCCATAATTCTTTCGTGTAGAAGGCCAGCCATCTCCAAGATTGAGTACGTTTTCTGATACCAGGTGCGTTTCACCCAATGAGTGAACTTCTGACAACCCTGAGATTTGACGCTTTGCCTTTTCAACGGTCTTTTCGAAACAGCTCCAAACTTCTTGAGCACTTGCAATGACGTCTACCGGTTCGCCGTTTACTTTTAATCTTACTGGGACTGAGAATCTTGGATTAGCTCTGCTAAGTTTCCGAGCGACAGAAGAAAAGCATACAAGCAGAAGAGCGCGGAGTTCTTCTGCTGGAACAGCTGAGATGGCATGTTTTAACTTAGAAAGGTGTGAACTGGTACCCTCGTTGTACCAGTAAGATAGATTTACAACGTCAGGATACGCGTCTGAACTGCAACTGAGATACGCCTTCGATACTTTTTTCATTGCGATGTCCACATCGCAAGGGGGGATGGCAGTGGTTTTGGACTTGGTTAATAATCTTGCGAATGGGTTTACATCACAATAGTAAGCGTCTCTCCCTGAGAGAACAGCTTCGAGGGCGACCGTCCCGGAACCAGAAAATGGATCTAGAACCACGCCATCACGAGGGCAGAGTACTTCATTTGCCAAGAAAAAGTGAGCTATCTGAGGAAGGAGCTTTGCTGGGTAGCTGTGCAGATAGTGGCTCGCGCGACTTCCTCCATATACCCACGGAACTAATTCTCTAAAGGATACTTCAAGAGGTTTGCCCGCCGATGAGCTATAGAGCTCCAGAAGCTCTGAAAGCGGAGCACTCGTGTCAGTAGGGAAGAACTTATTCGGTTGGAACTGAGCTGGGACAGCGCAATATGAAAAGCTGTCAATCCCATTCGATATCTCTTTATTCATTCGGTGGCAAAACCATCTATTAGTTCCCTTAATCGAATGGCGGCAAAGTAGTTCGAAGGCCTCTTCCGCACAGACTTTATCCGCAGTAGCTGGAAAAGTAAAAGGCGATCAGGTATTTAGTTAACACATTGAAATAAAACGATTTTGTAGCGCTCATTGCTTGCCGGAGGATGCCTGATGACCCTGGGGCACTGATCGCGCATTAGCAAGAGATGTAACGCAGAGTACTCTCTGGAGCTGCGAACCAATGGCACCCTACCTACCAGATAGGTGGCTCAACCGTTCCAGACTGTGCGCGAGTGGCTGAAACCGTCGCCTTTTGACCCATAGGAAACCTATTGTCCGGCTCGAACCGTAGTGCATGCTTCAATACAGAATGCAATCTTCTGTCGGATGAATGTTCCTTTTTCAATGTTTGGGTTACTCGTTGCGCGCAAGCAGCGAAGGTCGGCTTCCCGCCCATCGGGCCTGAAGCGACCGTTCTTTGTCGACCCCTTCGGATCCGCAGCGGACGGTCAAAAGTCCGGCGTGCCGCCAAAACGTCCTGTACGATCTGAAATTGCATCTTCTAACTCGGGCCACTGAGCGGAAATACCGCCAGAGGCTAACCTACACGTAATGCGCAATCTTGCTCAAAAATAAGCAAGGCCGCCGGAATGTCACAACCTATCATCAACAAAAGCATTTCGCTGGGTACCGTCCTGAGCCTGGCAACGATCCTCACGTCTCTTGCTTTCGCTTGGGGGCAGTTCAACACGCGTATGTCGGTGACTGAGGCCACAATCAAACGGCTCGAAGGGCAGGTCGTTGCGCTGGATGATTTCCAGCGGCTGGAAAACCAGATCGACAACATCAGCCCGCGGCTGCGTCAGGTCGAACAGCGCATCAGCGCCCAAGACGCGACGCTCGACCGTATTCTCGAAACCCTTGTCGACATTCGCGCCCGGTTGGACCGCAGGTCAGCCCCGGCGCCCAGTTTTTTCCCTGATAGCCAATAGGAGGCGGAATTGTCACTCATTCCTAATTGGAAAGCCGTTCTGGCCGGTTCGTGGTCGGTGCGTCTGATGGTGCTGGCCGCGCTGGTCTCGATGGCTGGCGTTTTCTTCAGCATGGTAACGGCCGCCCAGCTGGGCTGGAATCCGGTCTGGTTTGCGGTCGTGGCGTCAGTGATCAACGTTCTGGCCATTCCGGCGCGCCTGGTTGTGCAGACCAGGCTGACAATGCTGAAAAACTTTCTGACCGACACCAGCGGGGCGGTGCGGCGCCGAACCATGGGCGGCATGGCGACCGGTGCTGTGGTGATCGCAATGGCGACGCCCTTTATCGCCAAATGGGAGGGCGTGAAGACGGAAGCCTATCTCGATATCGTTGGTGTGCCGACCATCTGTTTCGGCGACACCAATGGGGTGCAGCTGGGCGACACAGCGACAATGGCAGAGTGCGTCGACCGGCTCGAGGAAGATGTTCAGACCTTCTACGCCGAAATCTCCCCGTGCATGACGAACAAGCACATTCCCATGGGCGTTCAGGCTTCCATGCTGGAACTGGCTTTCAATGTCGGTTCCGGGCCGGTGTGCCGGTCGACCATGATGCGAAAGGCCAATTCGGGCGACTACGTCGGCGCCTGCAATGAGTTGCGCCGCTGGGTCAAGGCCGGTGGCCAGCGTATCCGCGGCCTCGAGAACCGCCGCGCGGACAGTAAGCACGCCCTGTGCCTTGTAGGGCTAACTTAATGCACTGGCGGGTTTGTGTTCCCCTTTGCCTCGCCCTGGTGGCCTGCGGGTCGCCAGTTGGGCGCCTTGCCAGCCTTGGAGCAGGGGCGCCAAACGTGGCGGCCAATATCCAAGCGGGGCGCACAAACACGCAGACCGTCGGGCAGACGGTTATTACAGAGCAGAAGATCACCCGGCCGCAGGCTCGCACCATAGAGCAGAGCGCAGGCCGCACCAGCGTGCGCAGCGAAGCAGTGCAGACGGTTGTTGTGCAGGAGGATCCGCCGCCTTGGCTGCTGCTGGTCGCGCTGCTGGGCTGGCTGCTGCCAACCCCCGCGCAGATCGCTGCAAGCCTCGCCTCAGGCTTCAGCAGGGTAACAAAAATGGGTCCCTCCCCAGGGGGATCTCACGTGGGTAGGCCGAACCGCAGAAAATTATGTGTGCGTGCCGCCGGGGATAGGGGTTGTTTATTATATAGCCCGCGCAAGTCTCTGAAAGAAAACATCTAATCCGGTTCGGGATGTAAAAACACCTGCCTTGGCGCAGAGGCACGGCTTTCTATTCGTTGGGGGCGCAAGTGGCTGGAAAGAAAAAGAAATCCAAGGGAAGAGAAGTAAACCGCACCGAGCTTGCCGAAATCAACGGTGTCTCGCTGCCAACTATCGACGAATGGGTGCGCCGTGGTTGCCCGGTGGTGCAGCGCGGCGGCCGCGGCCGGGCGTGGATTTTCAACACTGCGGAGGTGCGCAGCTGGCGGGACGATGATATCCGGGCGCAGGCCAGCCACACCACAAACGCGAGCAAAGACGAGCTGCAGCTGCGTAAGCTGGCGGCCGAGACAGAACAGGCGGAACTTGATCTGGCAAAGGCGAAAGACGAGGTCGTGCCGGTTGAACAGTACGAGCGGGCACTGACGAAGGCCTTTGGCGAGGTGCGCGCAGGTATCCGCAATGTGCTTCCGCAGCGGGCAGCCCGCCGTCTCATGGGTGAGACCGAAGAGACCGCTTTCAAAGAAAAGATGCGTGAGGAAGTCGATCATGTGCTCGAGGCGCTGGCCGACCGGGATCTTGTGGAAGAAACCGACCTGTATCTCGATGACGGTGAGGACGGCGAGGCAGAAGGGGCGGACAGTGAGTGAACGCCCGGGCTGACTTCTCCAATGCTCGCGCGGTAGTCCGCGCGACCCGCCGCGCGCGGGAATTCCTGCGGCCGCCTCCGAACCTGCTGCCCTCAGAATGGGCTGAGGCCAATATCAGAATCCCGGTCGGCAATGCCGTGCCGGGGCCAATGCGGTTCGACAACGCCCCGTATCAGCGGGAAGTGATCGACATGACAGCGAACCCGCGGTGCGACCGTATCTCGCTGATGTGGGGCGCACAGGTTGGCAAAACGCAGACGGGCCTGGCGGCGCAAGCTTACCGGATCGGGTTCAACCCCGTTTCCCAAATGATGATGCAGCCCAGCCAGGGCGATTTGACCACATGGCTTGAGACCAAGTTCAATCCCATGGTCGAGGCGAACGAAGGACTGCAGGAGGTCCTGGCCAAGCCGCGCGGCCGGGATGGTGTGAACAATCAGCGCATGAAGAGTTACCCGGGCGGGTTTCTCATGTTCAGCTGGTCGGGTTCGCCGAAAACCATGCGCGGCCGGTCGGCGCCGTTCATCGTGTGCGACGAGACGGATGGCTATGACCGGACCAGCGAAGGGCACCCGGTCGGCCTGCTGTGGCAGCGGGCGGCAACCTTTGGCGACCAGAAACTCCTGTTCGAAATCAGTACTCCCACGATCAAGGGAGAGAGCTGGATCGAGACCGCATTTCTTGAAGGGGATCAGCGCCATTTCCATGTGGTTTGCCCGCACTGCGGCCATATCCAAACCCTGAAATGGCCGCAGGTGACCTGGTGCAAAGATGAGAATGGCGAGCACTTGCCGGAAACTGCCACCTATCTTTGCGAGGGCGACGGCTGCGGCACCGCCTGGAACGATGGCGAGCGCTGCGCGGCGATCCGCAACGCGGAGAAACAGGGCGGCGGCTGGATCGCAAAGAAGCCTTTCCGCGGCCATGCCTCTTACCATCTGTCCGAACTTTATAGCTGTTTCCGCTACCTGAAAGACATTGTGCAGTCCTTCTTGGACAAGAAGGCGGCAAACGATCTGCAGACCTTTGTGAATGTGTCGCTGGCGGAAACCTGGGAAGAAGAGGGCGACCAGCTCGAGTCGTCGGTGTTGATGGCGCGTGCCAAAGAATTCAAAGCGCCGGTGCCGATGGGTGCGGGTGTGCTGACGGCGGGCATCGACATGCAGAATGACCGGCTTGAAGTGGAAATCGTCGGCTGGGGGCTGGGCGAAGAGTCTTGGTCCGTCGACTACAAAGTCCTGTGGGGCGACCCGTTGCAGCAGGACGTATGGGACGAGCTGGACGAACTGCTTGCCGAGACCTGGGAGCATGAGAGCGGTGCCGAGCTGCGGATCTCTGCCGCGTGCCTGGACACTGGCGGCGAGGGCGGGCGGACGCAGGCGGCCTATGATTACGCCCGCAAACGGCTGGGCCGGAAGGTTTGGGCGATCAAAGGCGTGGGTGGCTGGGGGCGGCCGATTGTCACCCAGCCCAGCAAGGTCAAGCAGCGCGGGGTGCGCCCTGTCTGGCTGCATGCGATTGGCGTGGACGAGGCCAAAGTCGTTGTCGCCCAGTTCGCGCGGGTGCCTGAGCCGGGGCCAGGCCATTGCCACTTCCCCTTAGGCCGCGATCCGGCTTGGTATGACATGTTCACGGCCGAGACCTTGCGCACGAAGTATCTGAAGGGCTTTCCCATCCGGGAATGGCACAACGTCCGCCCGCGCAATGAGGCCTTTGACTGCCGGGTTTATGCCTATGCTGCACTACGGATCCTGCGGCCAAACATCAGGCGTCTGCTGAAAGGCCTGGAAGAGCAGGGCCAGGAAATCGAGCAGGAGATCGAACAGGAAGCCGAGGCCGGGGAAGAGGCTAGGGAAAATCCGCCAGAGGAAACAAGTCCACCCAGGGAAGAGACTGCAAAAAAGCGCCGCCGGTTCAAAACCAAAAAGCGAAGGCGGCGCCGCAGTCATGAATAGGGCAAAATCGTGGGCGCAATTCCTGCAGAAATTGGCGCGGGGGTAACCTTCCGGCAGACAGTGAGCCTGCCGGTTTACCCGGCGCCTGAGTGGTCCGTGTCCCTGATCATGCGGGGGCCCAGTCAAATTGACCTGGCAGGGACTGGCGAGGAGGAAAACCACGCGCTGCACGCATTGGCCAGTGCTACCGCTGATTGGAAGCCGGGCCATTACCGCTATGAACTGCGCGCGAGCAAAGGCGCCGACGTGATCACCGTGGAAGCCGGGGAGGTGCGGGTCGCACCGAACTTGTCAGCGCAAGTTGCAGGTTATGACGGGCGCGGCCATGTGCAGCGGGTTCTGGATGCCATCGAGGCGGTGATCGAGAACCGCGCGACCATCGACCAGCAAAGCTACCAGATCAACAACCGCTCGCTGCAGCGCACTCCGCTTGGCGAGCTCATGAAGCTGCGCGACCGGTACCGTGCCGAGCTGGCAAGTAAGAAAGCCGCCCGGAAAGGGCGGCGTCTCGGTCGCATGATCAAGGTGCGAATGAAATGATCCGAAATTGGTTCAGCAGAACGACACCGACAGCCGAGCCGGAACCGCAGCGCCGGGCGCCGCCCATGCTGTCGCCGCCTCGCCGCCGCGGCACACGCATGTTTCAGGCGGCTGAAACCGACCGTCTCACAAGCGGATGGACAAGCACACCCATGCCTGCGGATCAGATCATCCGCCGAAACTGGCGTGTTCTGGTGGCGCGCTCGCGGGAGCAATCCGCCAATAACGACTATGCCAAGGCCTTCAAGCGCAGTGCTAGGCGCAACCTGATTGGACAGCGCGGGTTTGTTTTGCAAGCTCAGGCGCGGGACGGAAAAGGCAAGTTAGATAGCGGGGCGAATACGGCCTTGGAACGCGCTTGGATTGACTGGTGCCGGGGGCGGAACTGCGATGTAAGGGGGCGCCGGTCTTTCCGGCAGATCCAGAAAACTCTGGTCAACGGCCTCTGCACTGACGGAGAATTCATGGTGCGGCTTGTCTATGGCCGCGATGCCGGGCCTTGGGGATTTGCGTTGCAGGTGCTGGACCCGGTTCTGTGTCCGGTAGACTTCGACGAGGACCGGCGGCCTGGCGGCGGCTTTATCCGAGCAGGTATCGAATACACAAAGCTTGGCCGCCCGGTTGCCTACTACTTCACAACGCTGGACCAGTCCCAGGCTGATTACCACTATTCCGGCCGGGCCTTTATCCGGGTGCCCGCTGACGAGATCGTCCATTGGTTCGAGGAGGAATTTGTCGGCCAGAAACGGGGCTTGCCCTGGATGGCGACTGCACTGTTGCGGATGCGGCAGCTGGGCGACTTCGAGAAAAGTGCGCTGAACAATGCCCGCGAAAGCGCCAAAAAGTTTGGTGTGATCGAATGGGCTGAAGGCTACGGCCCTGCCGACGATGAAGACGATGAAGATAGCGTAGACGGCGACGACGAGCTGCGTGAATTTGAAATCGACAGTGAGGATGGTGTCTATCAGGAATTGCCCATGGGCGCGCGCCTGAAAGGGACGCAAACCGCCTATCCAAATGGCGAAATGGCTGTCTTTTCCAAGCATCAGCTGCGCGGGATCGCAACCGGCCTGGGCGTGGCTTACAACGATCTGGCCAATGATCTTGAGGGTGTGAACCTGTCGAGCATCCGGCATGGCGTGCTGAGCGAGCGGGATCATTGGCAGGAACTGCAGGAAAGCCTGATCGAGGCCTTTGCCATTCCGGTTTATGAGCGCTGGCTCGAGGTGGCCCTCCTGCGGCAGCGGATCACCCTGGACAACGGCTCCGCACTTCCAGCGGCGAAACGGCAGAAGTTCCTGTCGGTGATGTTTCAGGCGCGCCGGTGGCAGTGGATCGACCCGGCGAAGGACGTGAAGGCCGACGCCGACGCTGTCGAGAACTTCTTCAAATCCCGCGGCCAGGTCATCCGAGAACGCGGCCGGGATCCGCGCGAAGTCTACGCAGAGATTGCGGGGGATATCGAAGACATGCGCGCAGCCAAAATCCCCGAAGAAATCATCATGGCGCTGATCACAGCAAAATCAAAAGGAGGGCAGGGCAATGGCCAAACAGCCAATCCAGAAGCCGGAGCCACCGGTGAAGGGGCCGACGAAGGAAGTAAGAACGGCAGCTGACCTGATCGGCCGCTCGCTGACCCGGGCACTGACAGCGGAGCAGATTAACGCGCGCGGTGAGGGCGGCGGGCTGCGGCGGATGGGCGAGGTGCGCGAGATCGACGAGGGCAAACGCACCGTCGAGCTGGCCTTTTCCAGCACCCAGCCGGTTCGCCGCTGGTTCGGCGAAGAAGTTCTTTCGCATGATGCGAGCGCGGTGAACCTCGAACGGCTGAACGACGGCGGCGCGCTGCTGCTGAGCCACGATTGGGACGATCAAATCGGCGTTGTCGAAAGCGCGCGTGTCGATGGTGATGGCGTCGGCCGGGCCGTGGTCCGCTTCGGACAGAGTGCCCGCGCCCAGGAAATCTTTCAGGACGTGGCCGACGGCATCCGGCGCCATGTGTCGGTTGGCTACAAGGTCCACACCATCAAGGAAGAGATCCGGGAAGGCCAGCCGAACTTGGTCACCGTGACCCGGTGGGAACCTTTTGAAATCTCAATCGTTGCTGTTCCGGCCGACCCTAGCGTCGGCGTGGGGCGAGAAATGGAAATTCCGCCAGAGGGCGGCGAGACCGCAGGCGGGCAGACTGCGGGGGAAGATGCAGGCGCGGGGGACCAGTCCGCGGGCAATCAGCAAAGGGACAACAAGATGCATGAGATCATCACCCGCGATGCGCAAGGCAACAAGGTCCGCGCACAAGTGGATGAAAACGGCGATATCGTCAAAGTGCTCGAGGTGCTGGAACGTACCGATGGCGGTGCAGGGGGCGGCGCAAGCTCCGGCGGTGACGGTGGCGGTCAGAGCGAGGTGGCGCTCGTGGAGCGTGGGCGTGAACAAGAGCGCACCCGTGTACGCGAGCTGAACGAGTTGGGTGCCGAGTATGGTGCCCCGGAACTGGCCCAGCGGATGATTGCGGAGGGTCGTGGCGTTCAGGAAATGCGCGACGGCTTGCTCGATCATCTGCACCAGCGCAGCATCGAAAACCGCCAGATCACCGAGCGCTCCGGCATTGGCCTTACTGATGGCGAGGCCGACCAGTTTTCGTTTCTGCGTGCTATCCGGGCTCTTGCAAACCCCGCCGACCGTGCGGCCCAGGAAGCTGCGGCCTTTGAATTTGAAGCGTCCGACGCTGCCGCTGAAGCTCTGGGCCGGGATGCGCAGGGTATCATGGTGCCAACGGATGTACTGATGCGTGCTCCGCTTAACACCGGCAGCGGCGGTGCCACCCCGGCAGACACTGGCGGTAATGCAATTGCAAATCCGCTGCTGACGCAAAGCTTTATCCAGATGCTCCGCAACCGGACCATCCTGCTGCAACTGGCTACCCCGCTTATGGGGCTGGTGGGCAATCCGGATATTCCGACGCAGGAGGGTGGTGCCACCGGCTACTGGATCGGCGAAGACGATGAGGCGACCGAGGATCTGCTGAGCCTGGGGCAGCGTCAGTTCTCGCCGAAGACCGTTGCGGCTTATTCGGAGATCACCCGTCGCACGCTGAAGCAATCCAGTCTGGATATGGAAGCGCTTGTCCGCAGTGACCTTGCGCTCGCTCTGGGCACCTCGCTCGACTATGACGGCTTTTATGGTCCGGGAACCGGCGACCGGCCGCTTGGCATTGCAAACACCAATGGCGTGAACGTGGTGGACTTCGGCGGGGCGGGGTTGGGGGGGGGGGCAGCCGTGCCGGCCTGGGGGGGGGGGGTCCAGAGGGGGAGGGGCATTGGTGCGGGCGAAGCGGGTGGGGAACCGGAGGGCTCCGGGGAAAAACCCCAAGCGGGGGGGTAA